CGAGAAGGTCGGAGTTAACAAGGACGAAATTATTATCGCCGATTCTATCGAGGTGCAGGCCATAACCCCTGAGATCTTCGAGGTTACTGCCTCCGTGATAGGGAAGGATCAGGACAGATCCCAGGCTAAAAGGGTTAAGGTCAAGTGGAATAAAAACTCAGGGCTCGACGAGTGCAGGGACCGGCTTATCTCAGCCTTCTATAACACAAAGGCAACACTAGAAGACGCAGTCCGGGCCCAGCTTATGCAGGGCATAGGGACAGTTATACCAGAATAAAAACGGTGGTTTAAATGAGCTTTAACAGTGTGAAAGTAATAAGCAGCGCAGCAGTAAGCGCTGGGGCTACCAACGATCCGGTAGTCGTGAAACTGGAAGACACATTAAACCAGATAATTATCTATGTGGTAAACGAGGGAGACAGCACAAATTTAACGGTAAATGTAGGCTCATCCCCTGACGGGGTTAATAACGCTCCCCTGCAGCCAGTTACTTTAAGCACAGCTTTAAGGGTCGCTCAGATCCCCGTCGATATAGTACCTGCTTTCCTCATCTTTAAGGCTACTAACCATGACACCACAAACGCGACAAAATACAGCGTTATAATATCACAGAGGGCTTAAAGTGATACTACGTACCCCTTCGGCCCCCTTCAAGCGAATAGATCCCCAGGGGGAGTCTATCACAATCGAGACAGAGGGCAAAGTCTTAGTAATTCCAACAGGAAATCATGATATTCTCTCAAACTTAAATGAGTATACACTTTCCAGAAGTGGAGATGTTCTTGAAATTGGTACATATACGCTAACTGATGCAGAATTACAATATATGATAAAACCTTGGATTGCTCTATATGATCCTGCTAAAACAGTATTAAACTTTTTTTTATTTACACACAAACCTAAAAAACTACAATATAAAATTTCCAATGTAGTGATAAACTCAGCGCAATTCCAAACGGCTGACGGTGTGAACTTTGTCACAGCAGACGAAACAAACTTTCTTGTAAATGTTACTGACAAATATATTACGCAATTAATTTTATTCCCCGGTAATGGACTTATCTACTACGGGCAAATCACTCACTGCGATTTAACGCGGGACACAGATTCAGACTTAATTCCTGATATATTGGGGAGACATCCTTATCATTTTGTAACAGCAGACGGGGCAGCATATACAACTGCCGACGGCGCGTATTTTGATTTTTCACTTCTTTTTGATGGATCGGTAACAAAATTTTTAGAAGCTTACGGAATGGTGATATAATGGCAAACTACATAAGCATAATTCCAGATGGGGAGACAGTTGATGCCCTTCTTACGACCGTGCAAAATTCTAATCTTTCCGCGACACACAAAATAACTCGTTCTGCGACTATTGTTGTAGCTGCTTCTAATAGTTCCGCGAAGAGCAAGGCACAGGCTGATCATGTCTGTGATGGGATAGATGATCAAGTAGAGATACAGGCAGCTATCAGCGCACTTTCGGCAACTGGAGGACGAATATTATTATTAGAGGGAACATATAATGTTTCAAACATTTCGTGTAACGTTGATGATATTATATTAGAGGGCGAAGGGAGATCAACTGTACTCAAACTGAATAATGCTGCAAATTCTTCAATAATTTCGATTGGAAAAGCAGGAGAATCGCACTCAAACATAACAATAAAAAATGTAACACTTGACGGGAATAGTAACGAACAGACTTCAGCAGCAAATAAGAGCGCACTACTATCAATCCCGTACACGGTATCAAATATTACAGTTGAATCAGTATATTTTACAAATTCATACGCATGTGCGATAAAAACGGCTTCTTCAGTTGCGTCAAATGTATCTATAATACAGTGTGATTTTTACGATACTGATAAATCCGCACGTGGTAATCATGTAGTTGACCTGAACGGCATAACTCAACTCGTAATTGACAATTGTTATATTGATCTTTCAGGGAGCGGAACAACTATCTCTGATGGTTTTGGGATACGTGGCTGTACAGATGTGAATATTAGCAACGTGTCAATATCTAATATTAGTGGACACTGTATAATGATCGCAAACGGATCAAAATTTGTTAACATTAATAACGTGAATACGTGGGGCAGTAGGCTCGAAGGAGTGTGTGTGGAATGGCAGGCGGATGGTACACATGGTTTAGATGGTATCTATAATCAAGACATAAATATTAATAATGTTATCGTAAACCAAACCTCTATGTACGGGATATATGTAGAGGATGTAATAGGGGTCAATGTGTCAAATTGCATTGTAAATGGACCGGTTTCACTTAACCACTATTATGCAAACAACTGCATGGATGTAAACTATGTTAATTGCATTGCGCGTGTGGGCGTAAATGCACAATATATGTTTTTTTCGCTTGGGAATGCAACTAATGTTAGTTATGAAAACTGTATAGCACACCCCAGTACAGCTGGTGCACGTGGTTTCGGGTGTCTAGCCGGTGCAAAAAACATAATTTTTAACAATTGTTATGTTTATGACTGTGACAGTTATGCAATTTCGATGGCAGCAGACGGAACAATTGTGAAAAACTGTACTCTCTCAGAAATCAAAACAACTACGAATCCGGTCGGTATAACTGGAGCTAACTGTCAATTTATTGGCAATACTATCCAATACGCAACCGGTGTAACTCCTGCACAAGATATCGTCATTACAAAGGCAAACGCTACAGTTATTGATAATAAATTAGGAAAAGGGAACATAACAGATTCTACAGGTACAGCAGTTTTCAGGCGTTTTGTTGAAACTTTTACAGACGTCAAGGCGAGTGCCACAAATAGCATCTGTTCAAGCGTCGATTTAAGTACAGCCGTTCCAATTTCCTTCAGCCTGATTGGACAGCCGGATTATCCTCGCAGTATCAAATTCGCATTCGCGTCTCATGCTAACATTACAGCGTTTTCAATAACGATAACGGGCATAAATTCTTTAGGGGCTAAAGTTTCAGAAACTTTTACTGAAAAAGATGGATGGAGTTTTGAAACGCGTTGGGCATATTCGAGAATATTATCAATTACGATGACATCTAAAACTGGATCGGGTGCATCAGACACTATTAACGTAGGCACAGGCGACCGTTTAGGATTATCGAACTTAGTGTTCCCAGGAATGACTATATACAAGGCCTTGAAAAATGGTGTGGATTATACAGGGTGGTCGATATCCGCAGTACCATACTCATACGTTTCTGTAGCGGCAGGAGGCGCAATAGTAGACGGGGATGATTTTATTTTTTATTATAACAGCGGGAACACGGTTTGAACATGGTTTGCGGGTGGTGTTATTAATAAGGTGATCTAAATGGCTCAGAAAAGGGCGAACGACATGGCAGACAAAAGTATTGTCCGGTCACTTGTTACCGCTTTGAATCAGACTGTAGGTATTGATTTCGAGGGCGAGGTTGAACTGATAGAAGAGTGAGGCTATCATGGTAACGTACATAGAAAACGACAGGCTGCCCTGGAAGGGCATTTCATGGGTCTGGTGTCAGGGACCACGAGTTGATCGGTCTAACGCTTGGGTTGACGACAACGGCGACCTCAATCTGAGGTTGCAAAAGATCGATGGCATCTACAAAGGGGCATTATTCGAAACACCGACTCCATATTTATATGGGCGAATAAGATGGACGGCAAGCTCCCCCACACTCAATATTGAGAGAAACGCGAGCCTGGGTCTCTGCACCTACTATGACGATCCCAACACAGACATACCCAACGAGCTAGATATTGAAATCAATCAATGGCCTGGGTATGATGAAAGAATATGGTTTTCCTGTCATCCTGCAAGCATCGACTCGCACCCTGAAAATATTTACTATGGTTGCCTGAGCACCAACCCTTATATAAACGATAGCGGCTGCGTCTTTACAATCGAATGGACTCCCTCCTATGTTTACTATTCAGTAGTTGCCTCAGACGGTACTACAATCCTCGACTGGAACTACACGGGCGACGATATTCCGCATACAAGCGCGTACATTTGTATGTTTTTTGGAGTTCTCGCGCAGGGAGAAGGTCCAGCGAGTGGCAACCCCATAACCATTAAATTCTCAAATTTCGAATACGACAGCATGCGGATAGATGCGAATTTCATCGCACCTGTCAGAAGCGGGACAACTGATACGGTATTCTCATTTTCAGACACTTCGACAGGGTTACCAAGATCGTGGCTCTGGAATTTTGGAGATGGAACAACTTCAACAGAGCAAAATCCTACACATAGATACACTACCCCTGGCACTTACACAGTTACACTGACAGCGACCAATGCCGTTTCAACCGATACTGAAACTAAGTCCAGCTACATCACGGTCACTCCGGCGAGTGGGGCTATAACACCAGTTGCAGCGTTTTCAGGAACTCCTCGGTCTGGAACTGCACCTCTCACCGTTCAGTTCACCGATCTAAGTACAAACACTCCTACGTCCTGGCTGTGGGACTTCGGAGATGGCACTACATCGACAGATCAGAATCCTTCTCATACATATTCGGCAGCAGGCACTTATACCGTAGTTCTCACGGTCACCAACGCAGCCGGTAGTGATTCGGAAACTAAAACTGATTATATCACAGTTACCACAACAGCCCCCACTATAACTATATTAGAAAATGTAGTAAGAAACTCTAATTTTGAAGCGTGGTCGAGTGGAACATCAGAAGCAGCACCGGACGGATGGGTAATCTCAGATGACACAACCACAACAGGCGGGCTTTTCCGGTCAAATGACGGCGCGACTGGCTCACATTCTCTTGGGATTGTGGGCGACGGAATTCAACGTATCAGAGGACATGTCCTATGTTTCCCGCAGGTCACAGCAGCACCCACTAAAATGGATGCCTGGGTAAAACGTGTAGGATCGGCTACAGGCGGCATTGAACTATTCTGTTGGAACGGAGTAGATAATTATAGAAGTGTCCTGGCGAATGATGTGTTGGCGGATACCTGGACGCATGTTTCCTGGGATCTGGCTACCCATGATGCGATTGATAATATCGAAGTTATCGAAGTTGATATTTATTCGATTGAATATGCGGTGGGCACTTGGTTAGTAGACAATGTTCAGGTTTCTTGCGAAGTGCCTGTCTATGACATGGAAGAAACAATATCAGCTTCCATCATTCAGAATCAGTTCACGTATAATCCATCCGGAGAATATACTACCTCAAACATCTGTGTCAATTTCCTTACATATCCACTGACCGATTATGATATTAGCTCAATCACTGCGACCATTGACGGTATCCCAAGAACTGTATGGTATAGAGGAAATCATGTCTATATTGATACATCAGGGCTGGATACCTCTCCTCATGCGGTAGTTATCCAAGCTAATAGAAACGTGGTAAGTGTACCTCCAGTTGCTAATTTCACCGCATCTCCAACCTCTGGCACAGAACCGCTAACGGTAACATTTACGGATACAAGCACGAATTCACCTACGTCCTGGCTGTGGAGCTTCGGAGATGGAGGAACATCTACCTTAAGAAATCCAGTGCATATCTATTCTGATCCAGGGACGTACACGGTATCCCTCACCGTGACGAATGCGGCAGGTAGCGACACAGAAACGAAAACAGATTATATCACGGTTACGGCTGCCGAATCTGCACCGACTGCGGCTTTCACCGCATCTCCAACCTCCGGTACAGCTCCATTGACGGTAACATTTACGGATACAAGCACGAATTCACCTACGTCCTGGCTGTGGGACTTCGGAGATGGCACTACATCGACAGATCAGAATCCGGTACACACATACACTATTTCGGGCAGTTATACGGTGACTCTGACAGTTTCCAATACGGCGGGCAGTGATTCGGAAACTAAAACTGATTATATCACGGTAGCTGCAAAATCGGTTGCTTATTGGTTCTGGTATTGGTTCAGCCGATTATGGAGGTAATCGTATGCAAGAAATATACAAAGATGGGACTACACAGGAAGTATTTTTCGATGCTGTTTGCGCAGAACCTGAATTGGGAGCGTTCATGGGGTCTACGAATGAACAACCACTAACAGGAGCTACGGTAGCTCTAAGGGAATACAAAAAACCGACTGTATTAGTGTCAAACCCCATAATCACTTGGGATAACACACTCAAAAAATGGAAATTGAGTATACCGAGTTCGTACATCACACAGTACGGTCACGTTCTCATTACAATTCGGCATCCTTCAATGCTGATGGTCACAATAGACTGCAATACAGTAGACGCTGATCGTTTCAACAGGCTTAGAAAATGTGAAATCATGCTGGTAAGCAATGTTACAGGGCTTTTGAATGGGGCAGGTTCTCCGGTAACGTTTACCGCCGACGATGGCTCTAGGATTATATACACTGTAGACGCTAACGGAAATAGAACGATATCGAGCGTAACTCTGGTGTGATTATGTCGACAGGTGTTTTTCCAACCGGGATATTTCCAGTAGGTGTTTTTCCAGCCGGAGTATTTTCAAGCGTGGTAGCATCAACTTTTGATGACCTGGATTTCCCTCTCACTGTTGAAGTTTCCAGAAAAATATATACGGCGGTGATTGACCAGTGAGCGATATCGAATTTAAAACGGGTGACGCAGATAAAGTGGGCGCGATCCTGAAAATGAACGGTGTCGGGATCAATCTCACAGGGTACAGTGTAAGTTTCGTCATGAAAAGTTCAGACGGTGAAAGAGTGATAATTCCATGTACGCTGAATGGAGTTGTGAATGGGGAAAGCGTACCCGCAACGTCAGGCGGCGTAACGATCCCGTTTACTGCTGTCCATACGGAAACAGCAGGGAATTATAGATGCGAATTCTTGATTTCGGATGGGGATACAACTGCACATATCCCTAGCGGGAATAATTATATCACAATGACAATTTGGGAGGCTCTGTAACGCGTACAGTCACAATATATTATATATCTCGAACTGTCACAATTGAACCGATTCGGCGCGAGGTCGTAATATATGCCGTATGATATCGAATTGATGCAAGGGGATTCTGCGAGTGTTGCAATCGTCCTAAAAGAAAACGGCATCGGGGTAGATCTCACAGGCTGCACCGTTACGCTTTCGATGATTAATGACATCTCCACCGTAAAGCATGACATAGTATGTCAGCCTGGGGCGGTTCTCAATGCAGGTACTCCATCAGAAGAGACCGTTCCATTCACGGAAGGCGGGATTACAGTTCCATTCACGGCAACGCATACGGCAACTGACGGGCTATATTTCGCATCAATCACGAAAAATTTATTTGGGGAGCGGAGTACGTTTCCGAATAAAGGTTATATAACGATAAAAATAAATAAATCAGTATAACATCGAATGGAATAATAAAATTATTATATAAGGTGCGTTAAAACCGTGAACCTGCTCCACTCCCCCGAGATATATAAACTAGAATCTCGGTATGTTTCTCTTTTTGATAGGACAATTAAGAAGGGCTTTAAGGGTGCAGCAGCTCCGGCTCTCCTTGCAAAGGTTAAGAATCAGTTTAGGAGTGCTACCTTTCGGGTACAGCTCGACCAGATACTCGACGACCTAGTCCTCCTAGCCGTCGACTACGCAGACAAACAGATAACCGGCGAAGCCTCGGCAGCTACACGGGCAAAACTCAGCCGTTCATATATGTCTGCAGCTTCCGAGGTCTTACCTCTTACTGAGGAGCTAGTCAGGCTGTCAGTAGAACTCGCCGAGCAGGTAGTCGAGTCTATTGTCCTATTATTGAAAGAAGAGGGAATTTACCAGGTCCACCCCAATCAGCTAGCAAAAAGAATTATGGAACTGTGGGACGGGGAAAAATACCAGGCTGTCCGATTCTCTCGCACCTTCACCGCCGACGTCGCAAATAATTCCACCCTGCACCGATACCGCCAGCACAATATAAAAGCCTGGGAGTTTCGGGCGAAGCTCGACAACAAAACATCTATTCAATGTCAAATGCTCCACGGAACTATTTTTTATACTGACTCTGAGAGCTCCGGCCAATACCGGCCCCCTCTACATTTTCATTGTAGGTCTAGTATGTGGCCTATTCCGATAACCAGGGAGATAGACCAGGCTTTAGTCTACGAAAACCGGGATTTCTCAAAGCTCAGGGACCAGGACACCGAGCTCGACCCGGATGTTATTATAAAAGGCCTGGCAGATATCTCGAAGTTTAAAGAAAAACATACCATCGATAAATTTATTCTGCAGGAAGACATCGAGAAAAGGCTCCTTAAACTAAAGCTGGGAATCGAAAACTAAAGGGTCAATTTCCCCAAAAACAGCACCAGGAGAAAACAAAGAGGAAGAAAAAAAGAAATGGTGGAAATCACCGACGTTTTTTAAATCTATTCTTATCTAGGGCTTTACAGGTTCCACAGTATC